CTGTTAATTGAGTTGCTGTAATATTTCCTGATTGTTGAGTAAAACTCTTAAGGAATACATCTTTACCAATAACTTCCATTGCCGCCGCCGCTCTTCTATCTACTTGTGCCATTTTATTCTCCTAATTAGAATGCATAGTTTTCTATGCGTTACTTATATTTATCTATTTAGGTGGATTTTTTAAAGTTTATTTCCAGGATTTTTCTTACTAGCGGCCATTGTTGAACGTTTAGGCGTATAGGTGACTTTGTTTCCTGCAAAATCTCCAAGTGCCCTACCAAGAGCAAATGACGTTGTTGCGGACTTGGCTAATGTACTCGTATCTAATTTAGGCAAGTCTTTTAATCCTGGTATCTGTGCTCCACCTTTATATGCATTTTGGTTTCCTATTTGAGCACCAACTTTTTTACTAATAGAATCATCTTTATCAGGCTTTTCTTTTGTTTTATCAGATTTTGCTTGTTTCGTCTTCTGATCTGCTAGATACTTTTGATAATTTGCACTACCTAGGTCAATTGCTGACCCCCAGTCTGTTTTTCCATCTGTTTGGTTTCTAGGATCTTGTCCGGCTTGCATAATCATTTGTAAAAGAACAGTATTACCAGAGTACTTCATTTGTACATCTGACCATGATAGTTCTTCTTTTAATATTACTTGACCTATATTCATTTTTGCCTCTGCCTTCCACTAGCCCAATATCCTGCTATTGCACCTATGCCTGTTCCTGCTTTCTTATATTTATCAACATCTTTGTCTAATTTGTTTGCAATCTTCTTTCCTAGATATCGTCCTGCTACTGCACCTGCGGCCGCACCTGCAACTCTTCTAGTTGTACTTGGTTTTTTATACTTATCTGACATCCTATAACTTTTATATTTTGTCATTGTAGATAAAGGCCCTATCATTTCACTGCCTCTACCTATTCTTCTAAACTCTTGTACAATTTGTGCTACAACTAATTGTTTAGATCTATATTTTAAATTTTTCCAGTCTGTAATTAATCTACGAAATTGTTTATATTTTGCATTACTAATTTTAAGTTGTCTCTCTAATCTCATAAAGTATACAACACTATCATTGGAATTTTCTCTGCCTTGTCCTACTTTAGTAAAGAACTGCCAATGATGCATAGCATTAAACTTACAACTATTTAAAAACATTTTACTTTCTATAGGATGTTTAAGGCTAATATTTCTATTACTAGGATCATTGACCTGATATGCTAACAAATATAAATCAGTTGCATGACTTCTAAAAAAATTATACTTGCCGTATTGTGATGTTTGCTTTGCATAGGCTCTAGCAAATCCTTCTTGCTTTTCGTCCTTAGCCATCATAAATGTAGTTAAGGATGTTAGATACAACAAGTCTGCTATAGCTCTACCATTATAAATTTTAAATTGATTAGTAGTTCTAAATAGCCTTGCTTCTGATATTTCTTGGTCTATTAATTGTAGTTCCATTTTATTTACCTGGCATTCCTGTACCAAAGTTTAATCTGCTAAACTCTAGTCTATCTACTAATTTTAATGCATTACCTATTCTATCCACTGCTACAAATCCTTCTTCGCCAGTAACCTCGTAACCGTTTTCTGTTTCTTTAAATGTAGGCAACTGTCTAATTGTTTCTAATTTTTTAATAATAAGTATTTTAGATTGTATAATTTTTAAATATAAATCATACACACTTACTATACTTGGTACATGTTCTTTAATGAACTTAACACCTTGTACTAATTTTTCGTTCATCTCATCTTGCTTTGCCTGAGTCTTATATCCATCTATTTTCTTTTGCATAAAGTTAATATACTTTTGCACAAAGCCTTGTGCAAACTTAGTGGGCTCGTCAAAAGCGCCTGCTCTTATGTTATTATTAACATGTGCCTTTAGTTGTTGTAGGAAATCTTTTCCTATTAAATCATTACCTTTTTCTAACCAACTAAAAGTTTCAGTATCTATACCTTTTAAATATCCGTCTGCTTCTTTAATAGAGGATGTTATAGTGTTGTTTTCTTCTTGTGTCAGTGTCACAGTTCCACGTAAGTTTTTTATTAATGCATCTCTATGCCATACTTTACTGCTATTACCTAGTACACTACTATCAAAACCAAATTTTGCAGTTGTATCGGCTAATGTAGGTCCTCCTACATACTCTGTATGCCATACTATACCCATGTCTGCACTTGTAATTTGCTTTGAAAGGTCACTATTAGTTGGAATAGCATATACAATAGTGTTAGGTTTAAATACTAAACACTCTTCTCCGTCTATTGTAACTGTTTTTAAATCACTTTTTGAAAATAGCATATCTCCCTGTGCAACCGTGTCCCAAGTTAATCCTTTTAAACTTTTTAATGCTAATTTTAATTTATCCCGTAGGCCTTCTGAAGGATGATTTTCTTCTATATCTTTATCTGTAAAATTAATTTTAGGCTTTTGTGCAAATACACCTTTTGTCCCTACAAAAAATTTACCTGTTTGTGGATCTTTACCTGCAATAACGGCGGGTGCTCCGTCCCACTTAGTTGTCATGCTAACAGGTTTTTCTGAACTTCCATCTAGCATTTGTTGTAGGCTGTATAGATAATTTATTGCTTCTTTGGCGCCTTCATAACCTTTATTAAAAATGTTATCTTCTAAATGCTCTAAGTGAGTATTTTTATTTTCCGCTTCTAATATTATTTCCGTAATAAGAGGCTTTGATATATCGTTAAATCTCATAACTACTTATTCTTTTGATGATATATTGCATACAATTGAGCATGTAAAAATTGCATTGGCGTTGCAGGCTTACCATTTATATCAATCTGTTCGCCTTTATTTAATTTGTCTAAATCGTCTGCTGTTATATTTTTAATAATTGAAGCATGTACCTGAGGATTTACAGTTAATCTCTGTTTTGTTTTTTGTTCTATCCATTGGTTTGAGGTATTAGCACCTTTCCCAGCAACATACCATTNATAAATTTTACCATCAATTTCACCTTGCCAACCGTTTTCAATATCAGGATTTTGTTGTTTTGATCTCTTATAATTTGATTGCATTTGAGGTATATTATCTTGTGGTGATATTTTATCCGGATCATCTAAAGTACCACTACCTTCCGGAGGTGTATTCTCATCATCTTTTTTCTTTTGTTTATCGTCTATGGCTTTTTCTAATTTTTCCTGATTACCCATGTATAGACTTTTTAAGGCTCTCCCAAGTATATCTCCCGTATAGTCGCCTCCTACTCCGCCAATATTTCTGGCCAGGTAACTAGTCTTTCCTAGGGAGCCATCTTTAGTCAACCATTCAGGGAAATTGTTAAAGACCCAACTTGTTATCCGTTTCAATAATCTTTCATCTAATGGTGTTCTACCGTCTATATCGTAACCGAACTTTGCCATTAATATTTTATTGATGGGATCAGTTCTACTAATTTGTGCTTTTGTACCTGCATTAAACCAAGCATTCTTCTTCTCATCATACTTGTATGTAACTGGAGATGCTGAAAATATTCCTTTATACTTACCTTTATTGTCCTTATTGTTCGGCAATGTAACTGTTGTGTTATTTTTAATGGGTACAAGATCAATTACTGAGCTTTTATCTGCACCTTTGTCTTGTGAATCTTTTACGTCTTTTGCCGCCTTTCTAAGAACTTTGCGCCATCTTGGGGTATATTGAGTCATCTGCTCATTGCCGTCTTTATCTAAATTTGGCTTCCCTTCTTCATCTTCTGAACGACCAGGTTTCATCATTTCCCAGGAACTATTAAAAAATGTACCTTTACCTATTTTCCCATCATTTGTTTTATTTTTTACATGATTAACTTTAAAATTCTTAGTTTTAAGATCCCATTTATAAATAAGTTTATTTCCTGGAACCAATTCACCTTTGTACATATACTTATTATTTGGATTCTCTCCATCACTGACATACCCATCAGGTATATCCTTCCATAGTAATTCATAGTTAAGATTTTCCCGTATTTGGGATTCTATGCGTGATTTAGATATATCTGGAATTAGTTCATTAATTCGCATTGTCTTCTCGTTGGGATTCTTTTATAACCTTAGTAATACCCCTGGAGAATTTTTTGCCATCTCGACCCTTAATGCTGTTGACTAGTCTATTTGTTAAATCTTTTGCTGTTGCAGGGTCGTAATAACGATCAATCTGCTCTAATAAACTAATAGCACTGGCAATAACATGTTCGCCTCTATTAGAAACGACATGATTTCTATCGCGATCGACTGAAATCTGATTTAGTTCTTCTAATATACTGCGAGTCTTCTTCACATCATCTCCAAAAAATATGTATAATGCTATTTATCATTTATATGTCGTTCTTCTTTAAGAACTCTCGCATGTTCATTGCTTGTGAAACTGTATCTTGTGCTGTTGGTTGTTCTGCTTTAATACTATTGCCTCTTTTCAGTTGTTCTACAAGATTACCTGTTGTAACTGTCATTGCATCTTCATCGCCTTCTTCTAAATCTACTATCCTTAATGTATCAGGATCGAACTTTAAGTCTACTTTTGTGCCTACACCACTACTAGAACGTGTTTTCATAAACTGTATTTGATATCTACCTTTTTCTCGCATAGCATTACTTGTAAATATACCTACAACATTATCTGCTGTTTGTATTTTACTAATACCACCTGCAATATGATGATGATCAAACTCTATTTCTTCTACTGCCCCTCTGTTTAACTGGGAGGCTGTTACAAATAGTAAGTCTTTCTCCATTGCTAAGTTACGCAATTCTTCAGATACATATTTGTCTTTAATAAACAAATCACTACCACTTACTTTTGCACTAATAGGCATCATAAGATCTAAGTAATCAACAAGTAAACAATCAACTTTCTCACCACATGATATTTCATATTCACGTAAAAATACTTTTATATCGTTTACATTTACGCCATTAGGCATTTGCTTAACTCTTAATCTACCTGCACCTTTGGCCTTCATACGAACTTTTAAGTCAACATCATCCATATTCTTCATTACTTCTTTTGTGCCATATCCAGATACCATGCTATCTAATCTCATACTGATAAGTTGTTCACTGAGCTCTAAACTAATGTAAACAGTATTCATACCTGCTAGTGCCCAATTAACTGCAAAGTTTTGTAAAAATAAACTTTTGCCTGCACCTGAACCACCTGCAAAAATAGTCATCTCGCCTCTGTTCAATCCACCATATAGTTTATGATCTATGCCTTTCCATCCTGTGCTAATTGCACCGGACTGATCTTTAATCCATTGCAATCGCTCTTTAGGATTTTCAAAGTAATCTAATCCTAAATCTTTTACAAGTCCTACTTGTACTGCTTCTTTAATTTTATTTTCCACAGTACCATAGTCTTGATTCTCTAATAAGTCTGTGCTTTCAATAATTGCTTT